GGTTCTATCCCTGTTTCTTGTTTTACTTTTAATAACAATTCATGCTCTTGTGCTGTTAATTGTTGTTTCAGTTTGTGTGCTCGTTCTATATCAACTCTTACTCCTTTAAATCTCATATCAACTAGACATGGAAATAAATCAGTTTCTAAACTAAACACTGATTCTATATCTTGATGAACTATTTCTTTTTTAAATACTTGCCATAGTTCTAATGTAAGTTCAGCATCTTTTTCAGCATAAGCTCCAACTTCCATTGCTGGTAGTTGCCACATATCTTCTTTAGGATCTAATCCTCTAGATTTAGCTGCTTCATTTAAAGCTGCCTCACTCTTACCATAACCAAGGTAATCCCAGGACAACATATTTAAGCTATATTGAAATCTATTCTCATCAATTAAAGATGCTGCAATCATAGTATCTACAATTAAACCATTAATTTTAATACCCATTTGTCTAATCCAACAAACGTCGTACATTGCATTATGAAATATTTTTAATGATGGAGTTGCCATGGTATCTTTAAACCATTCTAAAACTTTCTTACGATCCATATTAGGACCTGTTCCATGGGCTATTGGAAAATAAAAAGATCGTCCTGGTACAGCTACAGCTATACCAATTACTTCTCCATTACCTATGACAGATCCTGATCCTTTTTTCTTTAAATCAGGATCTCTTGTTTCTAAGTCTACTGCGATCTCATCATAAGATCTTAAATCCGGAAACTCTTCTGGTTCAACCCATTCCTTTTGTGCTTCAAATAGAGGTACTTTCATAATCCCTTTCTATAATCATTTCTATATAATGGATTGCTTTTAACAAATCCTGTTTTTTTCCTTTATCCTGGTGCCTGCAAATATATTTAATTGCATTACCTTCTGCAAACAGTATCTTATTTTTATTAATAAATAAAGAAGGTTGTATTTTATATTTTTTATAATGTTTTCCTCCCACCTGTTTAAAAAACGCCTTATTGCTCATAGTTGATAACCTTTCCATTCTTTTTTTGATTTTAATATATAAAGATTTTCCATAGACCTTGTTACACCAACGTACCAAACTCTATGTTCTTCATCCTGTTTGTCTATACTTGTTTCCATAGACTCTCTTATTTTCCTTGCATTATCTAAAATAAGAATGACATTTCTACATTCACCGCCTTTTGCTGCATGAATGGTTGATACTTCTATTCTTGGTTCTTCAGATAATTTTTCTCCATTACTTAATAACGTTCTTATATATAATTCTTTTTCTTGATCTAAATTTGTAAATGCATCAAACCAGGTTACACCAGGAGAGAATCCAAGATCTTCTATTTTTACAGAATTTCTATTTTCAAATTTCTTTTCATCAAAAGTTTGATCTAAATATTCATATATGTCTTTACAGTCTGCTATTGATATTTCACTTCCTGTGGTTAGTTCAGTCCATTTTAATACAGATTTATAAAGTTTATGATCTATACTTTTTCCATATCTATTCTTAAAATATAATCTTTTTTCTTTTAACAATTCAGATATTTCATCAGACCTATAAGTTGTCCTTGTTAATATTAACCATTTATCCTGTGTTAAGTCTAAATTATCTATATCAAATATAGTGGTCACATTACCTTGTACTACATTTCCATCTTTATCTTTTTTTGCATGATATATTTTTTCTTTTCGTTTACCCTGTATTCTATTTAATATTGTGTTAGATAATTCTTGAACAGCCAAAGGTATACGTTCTGATTGTTGTAATACTTCTTCTTCTGCTGGTTCATCAATGAATCTATTAACGTCAGCTCCAGCCCATGCAAATATAGCTTGGTCATCATCTCCTGCTAAAAATAAATCTTTAGATTTAGATTTTAAAACATCAAACATTTTCCATTGTATTGGAGATAAGTCCTGTGCTTCATCTATAAATATAACTTCAAATACAGGACATTTGTCAGAGTTAACTACAAACTTTTCAATCATGTCTGTATAATCATCTAAATTATAAGATTTCTTGTAGTTTATAAAATTTAAATTAATATGATTTAAAGTATCTAAATCTATACTTCTACTCCATTCATTAGTATTAAATTCATCTTCAATAGATATACATTTAACTCTAGCTTTATTAATAAGTTTAAAATATTCATTGTCACAATTCATATAACAACTTTCTTCAGAATCACTTGAATAGTTAACTCGAATGCTTAATTCTTTACCTATTTGTTCATAATGAACTGGCTGCATAACATTATCTTCACTCATACCTAGTGTATGAAAAGCTAGAGAATGTAACGTTTGAAAAAATTTGACATCTGTTTTGTTATAATTTTTATTTATCTTTAAAAATCTTTCTCTTGCTTCATTAGCAGCTTTTCTTGTGAAAGCGAAATAACCAATTTTATTTAAAGGTACTCCTTGTTTTAAGTAGTTATCTACTTCATTAAGTAATCTTCTCGTTTTACCTGTTCCAGGAGGACCTAATACTTTTTTAATCATTAGAATATATCCTTTTTAGATTTGACAGGTATCATTTCAACTTTAGAAGTTTTAATTTTAAACTTGCTAATAGGTATTTGTATTACATCAATTGGATCATGAGATTCTTTTTCTCCTGGTTTTTTAGGAAATCTTTTAGGTATATTAATTTTAGTTTCTTTATCGCCGCCAATCTGTATTATTTTTTCAGCTGTTTTAGATTTATCTAATCTCCAATCCTTATTCTTTAAAGAATTGTAAAAACTTTGATATTTAAAGTAAGCATAATCACCTTCTATTAGTACAGCTCCGGTTTTAAATGAGGCATTGGATTTAGCTTGTGGCCCATTAATATATTCTTTTAAATACTCTGCTAATTGTTCATCAGGAGTAGTTCCTTTAGGAGGAAGTAGTTCTTCTTTAGGAGGAAATAAATTATCTAATACTTCTTGAAATTCATTTGATTTTACTTTTGGTGGAACAAAATCTGCAGCAGCTGCAATAATAGATCTTATTTCTTCTTGTAATACTATTTGTTTAATATGTTTTGCTTTTACATTTTTAGAATCACCATTAGGTAATTCAACATTAAATGTATATTCAGGTTCTGGATATTTAATTTTAACTAAACTAGATAGTTTAGGAAACAAAGCTTTCTTGTCGGATAAAAATCCATATTTTCTTTTTGCACATTCTGTTTTCATACAAAAGTTTACAATAGGTTCTTGAGTACATGTATAACCTTTGGTAGAATCTTTTTTCCAAGATCTAATTTTGTCTCTTACCTTTTTCTCACCCCAATCATCAATAACTAATCCATTAGAATCTTTTAAAAAATATTTTTTAGGAGCGTCAATAACCATTTCTTCCCACTTATCTTGGTATTTCTTTTTAGCAAACACCATGTAGTTATATAGCCATCTATCTCTTCCATCATCCAACTCATCTTTAGTCATCATCTGTAGACAAGGAGGACCATCGTCAAATTCAGATGGGCCTCCCTGTAGTACAGTTTTCACGTGGGCTAATGAAAACTCTTCTAATTCTTTTTCTGTTTTTAAGTTTGCTTCTACTACCTTTATAAACTGTTCAAATGTAAATGGTTTACCATCAAAGTTAACAGCTACTCTTTCTGATTTATTATAGTAAGGAAGATTAATAAAATTACCATTAATAAAATTTCCTTCAGCATCTTTACCTAGTTCTGTTTGCTTTGGAAAAATTTCTATTCTTAAAGGTAGTTGTAGTGTGAATAATAAACCTTCTAAAAATTTCTTAATGATTATTGCCTTAACCGGTTCTTTTAAAAATATATAAAGATGTAGTCCACCACTTTTTGATTTAATTGGAATTAAAGGTAAATCATATTTCTTTATTAAATCTAAATATTTTTTTATTGAAAAATCTTTATAATCTTTTGAATCAATATCTATAGCACCAAACCTTGCCATACCTCCATCATCACAAGGTTGTATACCTATGGATTTAATACCACTTAAATGATCTAAATAGTCTTGTTCAGCTATTGGCTGCTTTGACCAACCGTATTCTGGTTTTAATTTACCTGTAGTTGGATCTTTTATGTTTTTTGTTAAATCTGCAAAACCAAAGTTTCTTTGCAACCCAGTAAAATACTCTATAAAATTTCTTTCCATTTAGCCCTTTATATTGTGATGTGGGCAATTGCTTGCCCACATTATTGTAACGAAAGGAATTAGAAATGAGCTTCAGATCCTTTTTCAGATCCATTAGTCTCACCGTGTTTCACTTTTACGTCTCCTCTTGAAACACTTTCAGCAAATGCTTTAGCTTGTTGGTATAAAGAAGGATCTTCTACAGGTCCCACTTTATTAACTTCCCAACCAAACCAAGTGCCTTTATCATTTGATTGTTGAACTGTTCTTAATTTATATGCATGACTAAAAGATGCAGGAGTGAATAATCCATTCTTACCTTTCATCTTAATACCAGCCATCATACTATTCCATTTTCTACTAATCTTTAATTGTGTAGATTTCATAGCAATTAAAGCTGTAGTTGGAGTTTGACCACAAACAATTACAAAATGACTTGCAGTTTTCTCAATATAATTACCGTTTGGTAATCTATCTTTGAAAGAAGCATCTCTCTTTGTTTTAGTCATTACATCACTTGATGATGGATGAATTCCAACTGGAGCGCCAGAACCTTCACCTCTGTCTTGCCATTCAATATACTCTAACTTGTAATGACATGGTAAAACATCTATTCCTTTTTCACCATCAAATAGTTCTCCAGTTACAGAGTTGTAAATCATTCCAGGTTCTGCACCTTGAACATATTTACCATCTCTCTTGTTAACCTCTGGAGATAGTTGTCCTAGTATTTTAAGAAATGGTAATGCTAGATCCTCATGACCTAAATTACCAAGACCTTTATCTGCATCTGCTTCAAAAAAGCTTACAGCTAAAGCTCCCGCAGCTACTTTCTCAGATACTGCGTTGGACTTTTTTGTTCCTTGGTCCATTGTACTTTGTGCTTTGTTCATGTTTATTTCCTTGTTATTTTTGTTCTGTTTCCTGCGAACACGTTAAATAGATCAGAGGGCATATCTTTCCCAGCTTCGATACGCTCCCTGACCAATGCTTTGAGAGTCATAGGTTCAACCTTTAATTTCTGGGACGGTTGATATCCATGCTCTGCCGCAAGGTTTGCATAAGCAATTGCCTTGTTATCTTCGTTGCGACCAAAAGAAACGGTAACCTCATTTTTAATAAGATCACCTAGGCCGTTTGTACGAAGCCAGTTAAATGCTTCTTCTTTCCTTTCAGCGGAAATTGAAGCACCGTAGATGGGTTTCACTTCTACAGCGGAACCATCTGCTAATTTCAAAGTTGAAATATTCATTTCTTGCATCATTGTAGGAATGACATCACCAGAAAGAATATCTGCTTCTTCTTGTAGTTTTTTTAAATTGTTTTCTGCCAAAGCAATTTTATCTTCAAGGTTTCTTAATTTAAGAACTTGATCAGATAAAGATTTAGCATCATTAGCCTGTGTTATTGACTCTGCCTGATCTTCTTCAAAGTTAATTATACTTTCTACCATTTTATTACTTTCTGTTTATTGTTTGTTTTCTTTCTATTTTTTTCATGAAACTAATTATAATGTAAAATTATAAATATGTCAAGATGTAGGATAAATTAATTTTCTTCAACAAGTCCTTTCTCAAATAAATTAATTTCTATTGGATAATAAACTTGTTCTTGTCTATCCCACTTTAATAAATTATATCTACCGTTTGTAATATCTGCAGCAATAGAACATGCCACACCTATAATTGCAGGATCACCTGTAAGTAGTAAATAATCTTTTTCAGTATAATCTTTTAATAATGATCTTAATTTAAGTATTAAAGGCCCTGGACTCAATACCATTTGAGAATATTCAGGTAATAATACTTTTAGTTTACCATATTTAGCTGCACCCATAATATTAAATTTAGGTTGACCAGCCCTAGTTCCTGGTAATTCTTGTATTACGTATACTGTTGTGTCCATCTTTCTTTACTTGACAATTAAATTATAGTTATGATATAATGCATTTTTATAGAAAGATAAAGTAAAATATTATGAATTACAAGTTTAAAACTAAACCATACGCACATCAAATAACTGCGTTAGAAAAGTCCTGGAATAAAGCTCATTTCGCCTATTTCATGGAGATGGGTACAGGTAAATCAAAAGTTCTTATTGATAATATAGCCATGCTATATGATAAAGGAAAAATTAACGGTGCTTTAATTGTTGCTCCAAAAGGAGTTTATCAAAACTGGTTTGATATAGAAATTCCGAACCATATGCCAACACATATAGAAAAAAAGATGGTGCTATGGAAAGCATCCTTTATGAAAGGTAATGAAATAGTGTCTAAAGAGGTGGATGCATTATTTGAAACAGGAACAGATCTTCATATTTTGGTTATGAATGTAGAAGCTTTATCTACAAAAAATGGTGTAACATTTGCAAATAAATTTTTAAGCTGCCACGAAACTTTAATGGCAATAGATGAATCTACCACTATTAAAAATCCAGATGCTATCAGAACAAGATCTATTGTTCAGTTAGGTAAATCTGCAAAGTATAGAAGAATATTAACAGGATCTCCTGTTACTAAATCTCCTTTAGATTTATATAAACAATGTGAATTTTTAAATGAAGGTTTATTAGATTACACTTCTTATTACGCTTTTAAATCTAGATATTCTGTTTTAAGAACAGCCAACTTTGGAGGTCGTTCAGTTCAAATAGTAGTGGGTTATAAAAATTTAGATGAACTATCACAACGAATAGAACAGTTCTCTTATAGAGTTTTAAAAGAAGATTGTTTGGATTTACCATCTCATTCCTTTACGAAAAGAATTATTCAACTATCAAAAGAACAACAAAAAATTTATCAATCTATGAAACAATTAGCTTTAGCACAGCTAGATGGTAAACTTATGACAACTGCTACTGCTCTTGTTCAATTAATGAGATTGCATCAGATTACTTGTGGCCATTTTAAATCAGATGATGGAACTATACAAAAAATAAAAAATGAAAGATTAGATGCTTTGATGGATATATTAAGTGAAGTAGAAAACAAAGCTGTTATATGGGCACATTATAAATATGATATTGAAGTAATAGTTGAAGCAATTAAAAAAGAATATGGTCCTGATTCTTATGTGACTTACTATGGAGACACACCAAGTGAAATTAGACAAAATAATATAAAACTATTTCAAGATGAAAATAGTAAAGTTAGATTTTTAATTGGAACACCACAAACAGGAGGTTATGGTATTACACTCACTGCAGGTAATGTAATGATTTATTATTCTAATGGTTATGATTTAGAAAAAAGAACTCAATCAGAGGCAAGAATAAATAGAGCCGGGCAAAAAAGAAAAATGACTTATATTGATATTATTGCAGAGGGCACTGTAGATGAAAAAATCGTAGATGCCCTCCGCAAAAAAGTTGATATAGCTTCTAAAGTAATGGGCGAAGAATTAAAGGACTGGATTTAACCAATCATTTTCCTCTTGGTTATAAGGCATCATTACTTATAATTATTATAAATAATTAAAAATACAATTGCTGCAGCAACTGTAAAAATAAATAAAAGTTGTAGTGGTATACTCATTACTTAATATCTATTTTAACGCCTTCAATATCTTTAGGTTCGTTAAAACCAAGTTTAATTTTAAGTAGACCATCTTTCATTTCAGCTTCATCAACTATTACATCTTTAGCTAATTCAAACTGTTTGAAAAATTTTCTAAATGCTAGACCTTTTTGTACATAGTCTACATTCTTATCTTCTACTTTTCCTTCTATTGTTAAGATACCGTCTTTAACTTCTACAAGTA